CATATCTCCGCAGATTATCATCAAGGCCTTGGACTGTTTAAAGTATTCTCAACATCAACCGAGTTTGAGACAGGCAAAGGATACAAGCCGTTTGCTATATACACTATCTTGGAACATGGTAGTAACTTCTCTAATGCTGCAAAGCAATTGTCTCAAGATGGATTTGGTGAGCAAAAGAATCGTATCTCATCAAATATAAAGCGCGACTTCCTTAAGAAAAAAGAGGAAGGGCTTGATAATAAAAATATCGCCGCTTACCTTTCCCAAAAGCATAACCTGGATGTTACCAAGACCGAGGACCTTATCAAAGATATTGAGAGCGGTAATGGAGAAAGCATCCTTACATTTTGGAATGTCAATGATAAAGGAATTGTCACCATTGATCGGTCCAAGTTCCTTTCATTTCTATCAAGCAATGGCGGGTTTTATATTTATTATTATGACAATAAGCTTAATTATAAATTGGTCCGTGTTGAAGATGGCTTTGTCTCCGAGACAAACATGGAGCAAATTAAAAAATTCCTTAACTCATATATTGACCAACTCCCATCCAACTTTGATGGCACTAATCCATCCAAGCTCCGCGAGATAATTTATAAGGGAGCAGATGCATATTTTAATAAAGGATTGTTTGAGTTTATGCAGAACATAAAGCTTAACTTCCTTAAGCATACCAAGACCGCCGCGTTTTATCCTTTTAAAAATGGAGTGGTCCGCATCACTAAAAATAAAAAGGAACTAATTAAGTACGGTGATTTGGGCGTACATGTTTGGAAAGACCAAGTAATTGATTTTAATATTGACATTGAGCAAGACATTGACTTTGAGTATGTGCAATACACTAAATTTATTGATAAGGTTTGCAATGGTGACACGGAGCGCATAGCTTATGCCATTAGTTTAATTGGTTACTTACTCCATACTTACAAGGATCCGACCAAATCATATGCGGTTATCCTAGCAGAAGAGACCGAAGATGAGGCCCAAGGCGGTGGCGCCGGCAAAGGTATTTTCTTTAAGGCCATTGGTAAATTAATTAACCTGGTGTCAATTGATGGTAAGAACTTCAAGCTTGATAAGTCATTCGCATTCCAACGCGTTGAGTTATCCACTCAATTAATTATCATTGAGGATTGCCGTAAGAATTTAGATTTTGAGGGGTTTTATTCCAAGATTACCGAAGGGGTGACAGTTGAAAAGAAAAATAAAGATGAGCTTTACATTGATTACAATAATGCTCCCAAATTTGGATTTACTACTAATTACACGATCAATTATAGTGGTGGACATGGCAAGCGAAGAGTAAAAGTGATTGAGTTTGGTTCGTTCTTTAACCATAAGAACTCACCACTTGATTTCTTTGGCAATACTTTGTTTAATGATTGGGATCAAGATGAGTGGAATCGATTCTATAATTTTATGATTGAATCAGTTCAAATATATCTTGAGACCGGTATTCCTGTTATTGAGAATAGCGACTCAATCAATCGTAAGAATGTAAAACTTAATTTTGGTGAGGACTTCCTGGCTTATTATGATGATATTGTCCGTGACAAATGGTTTGAGTTTGGCTCGGAATACATATCATTTTGTAATATTAATGACTTTGATAAAAAGGATTACTCACAAATGAGATTTAAAAAAGGACTAAATATGACCTCCGATATCTTTGGAATCAAATTGGAAACCCGCCGAAATAGGCAAAATAACAACAAACATGAGTTTAAAATCTTATCTTGATCCGGTTAAAGCATTTGACAAATGGATAATTGCTAATCCAAAAGGCGGTATATTTGTATGGAAAGGCATCAAATTGGAGGTAAAACCTAAAAATGTACTCGGTTGTACTTGATTTGTACTCGATTTGAGCTATGTTTTAATACACATAACTAATTGATTATTAACTAATTAAAAAAAATGTACTCGATGTACTCGCTTTTATTAAATATTTCCTTGACCTCTTCTTTTTTTTTATTTTTTATTATAATAGTCCAATTTATTATAGGTAAATCGAGTACACGAGTACAAAACACTCATAACTAATTAATAGTCAATATGTTAAGCAAAAAAAAACCGAGTACATGTAATGAAATCATTGAATATGTATATTTGAATCCACAAATTGACCAATTGATTAAATCAGTACGGCCTAGCGATTTACAAGATGACTTGAGACAGGAACTTGCTTTGGCCTTGTTGAGCATCCATTGCGATAAGATAACCGAAATTTGGGCCTCTAATGGCTTAATAGGATTCTCAATTAAGATTATTACTAATATGGCATTTAGCTCAACATCTCAATTCTATAAAAAGTTTCGTAAGAATGATTACGATAAAGCAATTAACTATTTAAAGTCTCAACTTAAATTACCCGAATTAAATCCTAAATTTGCAAAGGTTGCTAATGCTCGCCTGGTAGCAAAGTTTGCCGAAGATGAGATGCAAGCTCATGAAGCAATACTCTTTAACAAATATGTTGAAGTAAGATCATGCAAAAAAGTAGCGGACCATTACAACATACCGGAGAAACATGTAAAGGATATTATTAGGAAAACAAAACTTGAGTTAAAAAATCTATGTTTAAATAAAATATTTTAATATGAAAACAGCAATGCAGGAGCTAATTGATAAACTTAAAATAGAATCAAATTTTATTACCAAAGACGACCATATAGAAGATAGAATGTTTAAAAAAGGAATAGATTTAGCTATTTATATATCTAATCAATTACTTGAAAAAGAAAAAGAGCAGATAATACAGGCTCACGGACTTAAATACTATGACATTGGAGAAGTAACAATAACAGGAGAAAATTACTACAATCAAACTTATAACCGAAAACAACACATCATTGACATTATGAAAGCAGATGAAGATAATGATTTATACAACCAAATTAATTAATATGATTACAGTACTTGCAGCGTTTTTGTTTGCTTATTATTTTGTTAATGTGGCCAAAATACCTTACATTATAAAAAAGATATGGGGCATTCCATTTGAGAAAAGGATGAAGCCATTTGATTGTGCGACATGCTTGAGTGTGTGGTGTGCGGTGATACTATTTTTTTTACCAATCTATGTTAGTACCTTTATTGCAATAATATTTGGAGCCGGGTTCCTAGGACAAAAAATTAAATGATATGACACCAAAAGAAAAGGCAAAAGAATTAAAAGAGTTATTTACATTTAATTGTAGAGAGTGTGATAATTCTAAAATATCAGCATTAATAGCAGTAGATGAGATAATGAATGTCATAATTGGAAGTTATGATTATGAATTAGAAAAAATATATTGGCAAGATGTAAAAAATGAAATAGAACTATTATAATATGTTACCAATAAAGATTCCAATAATTTGTCACGATGATGTATCAAAGCAGATGAAGGACATGGGCATTGAAACGGACTTTGCAGAATTGAAGCGGACATACTTTGTAATATTTTATATTGATTACATGGCGCAGTTGTTTAAGAATGGTATTGAATACACCGAGGTTGTTGTTGATAATAACAGTTATGTAAGTGATATGAAGATTGATGATATACTTAATTTAATAAAGCAATAATGAACGACAAGATTATCCAGGTGCTAGGAGTTACACAAAAGCAAAGCGGATGCGGATGGCACCGAGTATTGTTGCCGTTGGCATTTATGCCGGATTCATATAACCATATTTGCAATACACCAACGGAAGAGATATTAAACGAAAGGAACTTTGAGATTTTATTGTATAATCGATTCTCTCAATTTGACAATGATTGGCATGAGACAAAGAAACATTTTAAAGTAGTGATTGATCTTGATGATGATTGGGAGTTGCCGTATAGTCATCCTTTGCACCAATTCTATGAGCCACAAAAGAAAAGGGTAATAAACAATATCTTTAACGCGGACCTTGTAACATGTACCAACGAGCGCATTGCGGAGAAGGTAAGTAAGTATAATAAAAATGTAAAGATATTCCCAAACTGCATTCCATTGGGTGAGCAACAATATACCGACTTGAGACATGAGTCGGATAAAGTAAGAATCTTTTGGGCCGGAGGATCAACACACATGAATGACATTGCAATACTTAAAAACCCGATAAAGAGGTTTAATGCATTGCCAGGGATTGAGATGGTATTGGGCGGTTACACCGATACCGATCCGGTGAGTAAAGAGTATTGGGATAAGGTTTTCAGTATGTTTAGTAATGGGGGAAAGTTAGCTAATAGAAAACTTTCAAGCGAGTTGCCAAATAATTACATGACTCACTTTGAGCATGCCGACATTATGGTTATACCATTGGAGGACTCGCAATGGCATGCGTGCAAATCTAATCTTAAGATACTTGAAGCTGCAAGCAAAAGGATTGCATGTGTGGTAAGTGATGTTGAGCCATACAACAAGGATAAGGATGCTCCTGTATTATGGGTAAAGAATCAATCGGATTGGTTTAAGCATATATCTTATTTAGTAAACAACCCCACCGAAAGGGTAAAAATGGGAAACGATTTATATGAGTGGGCAAAAGAAAAGTACAACTATCAAAAAATTGGTGCCGAGCGCAGAGAAGCATTTGGAAATCTTATTGAGGCATAAGCACCATTATGATCTATTTATCCGGAGTGGCGAAGTAGTCAACTTTCACGCAGATGTACAGGATGAGTTATTGAGCGTGATTAAGTTAAAGATACCACACTATGATTATAATCGTAGGTGTGATGCATGCGTATGTGAATTCCTAGTTTTAACATATAAACAATTTAAAGATGAGTTACATCCATCCAACGGCGTTGATCGGGCCTAATGTAAGCATAGGCGAGAACTGTTATATTGGTCCTTATTGCATTATCGGTTACACGGCCGAGCATAAAGAGTTTTGGAATCGGGAGCCTGGTAGTGTCTCCATTGGTGACAATGTAGTATTAACCGGACATGTTACCATTGATGCAAGCACAGGAGATCAACCGACATTTATTGGTGATGATGTGTGGATGCTTAAGCATAGCCATGTCGGGCATGATTGCTTTATTCATAGCAAGGTGACCATCTCATGCGGTGTAAAGGTTGGAGGACATACTATTGTGAGGTACAAATGTAATCTTGGACTTAATGCGGTGATCCATCAAAAGCAAGACATTGCCATCGGGTGCATGATTGGGATGGGTACGGTGGTAACAAAGAAACTAATCACGGAAGCTTTTAAAAAGTATGCGGGTAATCCGGCAAAAGAGATAGGGGATAATGCTATTTATAAATAGAAGTATATTTCTAATATGTAAAGTTTGCATGAAATATTTAGTAAAATTCATGCAAATTGGCAATATATGTCTAGTTTTTGATGCTAAAAATTTGACAAATTCGGAAGTGAAACGCTGCCAATTTCCGAATTAGTGTCACCAATTTATATAAATATGTGACAAAGTGAGGGGTAATTCGGTTAATTGTTGTAACATTATTAGGGCAGATATGTTACTGATTTATATAGGATTGTAACAAAATTTGTTAATTCTTTAAATTGGGCTTGTTATATCTTGTAACATATAAAAGGTAAAATTTGTTACAAATGGGTGCAAATGAATATAAATGGGCGCAAAGTAGTAATAATACTACCCTATTATCAAAAAATGTAAACTATGCAAGTTTTGATAATGTTCATTTATTTCGGTTGTTCACGAATCGTGAACTGATAAAATAAGTGAACAGGGGTTTGTTCCAATTTGGAACAGTCCGATATTTCCGGATAGTTAAAAGTAAAGCTATTATTTTACTTAATAGGTAGTAAAGTAAAACAATAACTTTACTATTTTACTTTACTCAATGGAGTGAGTAATTTTACTCAATGAGCCGGTAATGATTGATAATCGGCTCAAGCTTGATTGATAAATGCACATCATAAAGTGCATTATATGACACATATTGCCACCATTAGTGTCATTAATGACCACTTATGATGGATGTTCCCGACATCAATGTCGGAGACATATAGATGCAATTGCGTATATTTGCAGATAACTGCGGATCAAAATAATAAAATGTTGTTGTATGAAAATACTAATATGTGGCTTAACTTATGGCAATAGGCCGAAGGATGTCATTGAATCCAATTTAAAGCGTGCGGGATGCGATTACAAATACCTTGAGGTAAATAGAGAAGGTATTGCCAACGCGCTAAATGATGGCCTAGATATCGCTATAATTGACAACTACGACTATATTGCTTACCTTTCCAATGATATCATTGAGCCGGACAATTGGTTGGCAAAGAAACTTGAAGCCATCCAAACTTACCCATTTGCCGGAATAGTGGCCTCAAGCCTGGGAGAAGTAAAGAAAGGAATTAGGAGTGAGCATATCATATCCAATTGGTTGATTGACATTAAGCTTGTTAATGCAATTGGTTACTTTAATGAGGCGATGTTCCCTTATGGGCCAATTGATTTGGATTACTGCGAGCGATCCCACATAGCTAATTTTAATACTTACTATGTGATGGACTGCATGGCCGAGCATTTAGGAACTCACGCAACAGGCGATGAGTACGGATGGGATAAGGCCGAGATAATTAATAAGAATTGGGCCGCGCATGAGCATGACATAAACTCATATAGGAACGGAACTAAAAACATAAAACATGGTAAGAGAACATACAACAAGGAAGTTTAAGGATATCGATAAAGATGAAATGCTTAATTTGGCTTATGCATATTGTGATGATTGCATGGGCGGTAAAAAAGAGGTGGCAACCGGTAGCGGTAAGATAGTTGAGATTAGGGATCGTTATGTGCCAACAATAGATTATTTCCTAGATCATTGGTTGCGCAGACACAATAAAGAGTTTTACCATAGGATGCAACTTTGGACCATTAGACAGGACCCGACACATCCTTATTATGAATTGGTTACGCATATCGTTGCGATGTTTAAATCATTGGCAGTTGATATAGTAGCGAACGAAGGTAAGGCGATATTTTATGCAAAGAATGCTTTGGGCATGACTGATAAGGCAATGACTGAAAATACAAACATCGACACCATTACAATCAAGTATGAATCTTGAGATAAAACTCCCAAAGCCACATCTTAAACAATTAGAGGTTATTCAATCGGGTGCCAGGTTTAAAGTAATGATGGCCGGTCGAAGATTTGGTAAATCGGTTATCTCTCAAACCATAGCAATTGAGTCAGCATTAAAGCGGCAACATGTTGCATATATTACTCCGACATATCAATTGGGTAAGATGTTTTTTAAAGAGATATGCAAGATATTACCGGATAAGGTTTATAAAAAGAATGAGACCGACCTATTAATGGATTTTATTACGGGAGGATCAATAAGGTTTTTTACGGGTGAAAGGCTTGATGCAATGAGAGGAACAAAGTATCACCTGGTTATCATTGATGAGGCATCATATATCGCAAATCTTGAAGAGGGATGGAATAATAGCATAAGGCCAACGCTAACTGATTTTAAGGGCAAGGCAATATTTTTAAGCACACCAAGAGGCAAAAATTACTTTTATAGTTTATTTATGAGGGGCGGTGAGCCGGATTGGCAAAGCTTCAAATTTACTACTTATGATAATCCTTTCATGGATGCATCCGAGATTGACTCGGCAAGGGCGCAGCTTCCGGCGGTTGTATTCAAACAAGAGTACTTGGCCGATCCTATGGAGAATGCAGCCAATCCATTTGGCTCCGACTTTATTTATGCATGTACTAAAACCTCAACCGGTGTGGCTGCTTATTACGGAATTGACCTTGCTAAATCGGTGGATTGGACTGTCATTATCGGGATGGATAAGCTAGGCAATGTTGTTCACTTTGATCGGTTCCAAAAAGATTGGATGCAGACAAAAGAGACAATTTTAAGATTGCCATCTAATATCCCAATAGTAATTGATAGCACAGGAGTTGGCGATGCCATCGTTGAGGACTTACAAAAAAAGTTTAGCCAAATGCATGGCTTTAAGTTTACAAGTGTAAGCAAGCAACAATTATTGGAGGGGTTAAGCAATGCCATCCAAACCAAATCAATATCTTATCCCGATGGCTTTATCAAGCATGAGCTTGAAGTGTTTGAGTACAAATTCACTCCAACCGGAGTTAGGTATTCAGCGCCTCAAGGATTCCATGATGATTGCGTGATTGCCCTGGCACTTGCAAATAAATGCCGGAATGACTACAAATTGGTTGGTAAGTACCATGTAATATAAAAAGTATATTTATAATAGAATGAAACTAACAATAGACAAATTCCAAAAGCTTCACTCCATTGCTACAATGGAGATGGATGAAATAGACAAAGCTAGTAACTTGGTCCAAATCTTATTAGGCAAGTCGGTTGATTATGTTGAGAGTATGCCTTTAAAAAAGTTTGGCAAGATATGTGAGGATTTAAAGGTGACATTTGATTTGAAAGTTGAGGATGAGATGAATAGACCGCCAAGGCAATTGATTGCATGTGGCACAAAAGTGTATCATTTAAACTTTGATATTAAGAATCCTTTTAATACAGGAAGATATATTGAGGTTTTGACATTTAGCAAGGATGATCCTATTATGAACATGCATAATATCCTGGCAAGCATTTGCACTCCGATGCATTGGAGTTGGTTGAAGATGAGATATGTAAAGGATGAGTTTAATGTATTGAAGCATGAGGAGTATGCGGATGATATGAAAAAAGCAAATTATAGACATGGTTATCATGCAATGGTTTTTTTTTATCTATTATCGCAGCATTCAACAGTCAATACAATGGATTATTTGGTAGCGCAAATGAATTTGAGGAAGGGGAACAAAAAGCGACTCCAACAATTGAGGAAGATTTCTCAAGTCGTTTCGGATGGATATACAACGCAAAAGAGGTAAGCGAGTTTGAAGGCATTCCACTTGATGCGGTTTATGATTTGCCGGTGATTCAGTTCCTAAATGATTTGTCGTATTTAAAAAGCAAAAAACAACTAGATGAGTATCAATATAAGGAAAGCACAAAATGAGGCACTCGCTAGTGGGTTTGATTTCGGAGGGGATAATATAACGGAGTTTACGGTTGTCAATAGTGTACTTGAACAATATGCAGCGGAGTTCCTAAAAAATATTAGCTACTTTGCTAATAACAAAAAGGTAGTCAGTTCCGGGGATTTGATTAATAGTATGGTTCCGGAAATTGTCGAAGGCAACGGATCAATAGTGTTTAGGTTGAAGATGATTGATTATTATGATTTTCCAAATGAGGGGGTAAAAGGATTGAGGTCATCAAAGAATGCGCCGAAGTCACCATATAGGTATCGAAATTACGGAGTGCCACAATCAATGAAGGACTCTTTAAAAAAGTACATTCAAAGTGGTAAAGCAAAAATTACGAGCGTAATGAATGACAAAGCATTAGGCAAAGGAGGAGAAAGAAAAGGATTGAGGTTTGCCGGTAAAAAGACATTGATTGACACCCAGGTTGCAACACTTGGATATCTAATTAAGAGATTTGGTATTAAGTCAACCAATTATTTCACCGATGCATTCAATAAGACATTTGAGGATTTTGAGGTTAAGATGTTTGAAGCGGTTGAGAGTGGTATTATTATAACATTTGAAAATATAAAGTTAAGAGATGGCAATAAGTAATTTAGGATATCCAAGTGGATCACCAAGCGTGCAAGATACATTGTGGCATGTGTTCAATAGTAGCGCAAGCGGACAAACCGATTTTAAGTATGTGATGGATATCCTTGTCGAAGGTGTACAACAAGTAAGGGTTAAATTATATCCGGAGCCATCCAATGGCCGAGGTTATTTTGATGCGGGGCCAATTGTCCGCAATACGATGACATATGAATGGTTAACACCGAGCGATGATGTTTTGATGTGCGAGCCTAATGTAAGCGGACAAATAGCACAAAGCTATGTTTATCAAATTGGAGAGGATTACTCCGGTGTAACAACTTTAAACCTTGCAAGTGGAACTGTAACCGCTTACAATTGGACCGCGCCATTATTTAAAAGAAAAGTGAGTGATATTTCAACTTATAATGGCAAAGCATTTACTAATAGACCTAATAAAATAACCGCATCACTTACCGATAATATTTATATGGGGTGCAAGGATGTCAGCGGTATAACTGTATCGACATTTGATGGCACTAATACATTAATAGCAACAACGGCATTTAGCTTTGGATCATCAAAGGCATTTGGTCAATTAAACATAGGCGCACCGGCTTTAAACAATCCAACGACTATTATAACAAGCGCTTGCAAATATTACACAGTCACAATTGGAACGAGTGTAATCACCGTTACGATGGAGTGTAATCCAAAGTACACGAGCTACAATTTGCACTTTATGAATCACTTGGGGGTGTTTGATACGGCAAGATTTGGTTTGGTTTCAAGGCTTACAATGGATGTATCAAGGAAGGGCTTTGAAAAGCGTGATTACTCATTAGGCGCAAGCTCGGTGAGTTATTATGATGCCAATAACAAATATGTAAGCAGTAAGATTAATTACTTGAATAAAAGTGATCATGCGTATAAGCTTACAATGGAACCGCCAACGGATGAGGACTATAATTGGCTTAATGAGTTAATTGATAGCCCACAAATATATTTTGAGCAAGATGGCTATTTTTATCCGGTAAGCTTAAAGAATAGTAATTATGAGTATAGCAAATATGTAAACAATAGATTAAGAGTATTTGAGGTTGACATTAATTTGGATCAAACAAGATATTCACAATTAAGATAATATGACTAAAATTTTTATAGAAGGATACGAGCTTGATTTATCTCAAGGCTTATCAAATCAAATAACTTATGCAATCGATGACCTTCAAAACTTGGATTCCAAAAGCACTTCGTTTACAAAAACAATTGTTTTACCTGGCACCGCGAATAATAATGAGTTGTTTGGTAATATCTTCGATTTTAATAATTCTAATTTTAGCAATGATCTCGGAGATAATGTGCTTTATAATTTCAATGCCGCTAGAAATGCGGAAGCGAGAATCGAAGTAAACGGATTGCAGATAATGAAGGGAGTATTGCGATTGCTTGAGATAGTTAAGGATGGCGATGCAATAGAGTACGAATGCTCAATCTTTGGTGAGCTTGGTGGCTTTGTTAATAAACTAGGCAACTTGAGACTTGAGGACCTTAATTTTAGCGCTTATAATCACACATATAATGTTACTAATATCTCAAATAGTTGGGATACATTAGGAGCAAGCGGGTATTGTTATCCATTGATTGATTATGGCAATGTGAGTACTGATAAAGTTAATTTTCAATTTAGCGCATTAAGGCCGGCATTATTTGTGCGTGAATATTTAGATAAGATTATCACTAATGCCGGATATACTTACTCAAGTACATTCTTTGATACTGCCTTTTTTAAACAATTAGTGATACCACATAATCAAAAAGCTTTATCAAGTTCAAACAGTGCGCAGTTAAAAGCTTACCCATTAGATCAAACATATAGCGGAACGGCGGTTGAGTTGTATTTGCAATTTGGAACGATAACACTTGGTAACTTTACTTTAACGGATTCAAATACAAAGTTCACATATACAGGAACGACAAAGATTGTAAACATTGATTTTAATGTTAACGCGGAGTGGGCAATTGGTCAAAACGCAACTATGGACTTAAAGAAAAACGGCACATCAATTGCAACATATAACATGGGCGCGGGTTTTAGTGGCAATTTTTTCAATGTTAACTTTAACCTTACAAATTATACAATCAATGTAAATGATTATTTCCAAGTACATATAACATGGTCATTAGGTAGTCAACCTTATGAATTCAATAGCTTAACATCTTCTGGTTTTAATTTTAATACAACTACTCCGGAGATTGTTCCGGTTACTTATAATGAGACTATAACAATAAACGACACAATTCCAAAGGGGATATTTCAAAAGGACTTTTTTACGAGCATATTAAAGATGTTTAATTTACTTGTAACGGAGGATAAGTTTATACCTTACCGATTAAATATTGAGCCTTATGTTGACTTTTGGAGTGGTGATGTAATCGATTGGAGTAACAAATTAGATAGGAGCCAACCGATTAAGATTAAGCCAATGAGTGAAATCAATGCTAGGTATTACAATTTAAAATATAGACAAGACAGTGATTTTTATAATGAGGATTATCGTAAGAAATATAATGAGGGATATGGTGATAGGATTTATGATAATGGTTTGGAATTTGCAAAGGATAATCAATCGGTTGAAGTAATATTTGCAAGCTCGGTACTTTATGGCGCTACGGGAACTGATAAGGTTTATCCGGCTATTTATAAAAAATCAAACGAGAATACAAAAGAGGATAGCATGGACCACATAATAAGAATCATGCAAATCAAAAAGCTTACCGGCTTAACATCCTGGAATATATTAAATGGGGCAACTGTATTGGCAAGCAAGACATCTTATCTTTATGGAGGACATTTAGATGATCCGGATGCTCCAAGTAGTGACATTGCTTTTGGCGCACCTCAACAATTATACTTTGAGTTGGCAAGTGGCAATTTATCAAATAACTTGTTTAATACATATTACTCACCATATTTGGCCGAGATAACAAACAAAGATAGTAGGCTATTGAGTGGCATGTTTAATTTAACATCCATCGACATGTATAACCTTGACTTCGCTAAATTTATATTTATAGATGGCGGGGTGTATAGAATTAGTAAAATCATAGATTATTCACCGGAGACAAACGACTTAACAAAAGTTGAACTTTTAAGGGTAATCAACAAAACATATTAAGATGGCAAAAAAAGTGGTGGCGGCCGAGATTGAGATAAAAACGGCCAATTCGATATCGGATTTAAAAGCATTAAAAAAGCAATTAAAAGACACGGCGGCGGGATCGGAAGAGTTTACAAAGCTTTACAATCAAATCGATGATCTTGAGGACAAGATTAAATCATCAAAGAATGCCTCAAGCGATTGGATTGATTCATTAGAGAGTGCGGGTGGCCCGTTGGGGATGCTTGGAGCCGCATTGAATAAAGCAAAGGTTGCAACTCAATCATTTGGCGGTGCTTTGAAGGCAACCGGCATTGGCTTAATTGTATCGCTTATTGGTGGGCTTGTTGCGGCATTTAGCCAAACCGAAGGATCAATGAAAAAATTGCAACCTTTATTGATTGGATTTCAAAAGATTTTTGGCGGTATATTAGCAGCGGTTGAGCCATTGATTGATTCATTTGTTGAGCTTGCAACAAGTGCGATGCCTTATGTAACAAAAGCAATTGGCACCGCTTATTCGGCAATGACATCTTTTTTACAAGGACTTGGGATGGTTGGATCAGCGGTTAAAAAGTTTATAAGCGGAGATTTTAGTGGAGCCTGGGATGATGCCAAAAAATCAGTTACTGAATTTGGCAAAAGATATGATTCAGCAAATGCAAGATTTATAAGCGGAACAAAAGAGGTAACAAAGATTGAACAGGAGGAGCTTGATAAAAGAAAAGCGGCTCGTGATAAAGCAGCGGCCGAAGAGAAGGCAAGACTTGAGAAGGCCGAAGCGGATGCAAAAGCATATCAAGATTTTGAGGTAAAAAGGCAACAGGATGCAAATGCAAGAGAAGAGGAAGCGGCTGCAAAAAAGGAAGAGGAGAGGAAAAAAAAGGAAGAGGAAAGGTTAAAAGAGGAGGAAAGGAATGCCGCTAGCATGAAAGCTAGCAATGAATTTGAGGTGCAACTTGCAAGAGACTTAATGAAAGTCGATGAAGAGAATGCAGAAAAAACAAAAAAATTAGTTGAGGAAGAGACTAAAACAAGAGTTGACTCGGCCATGGCCATTGCAAATGCAACATCTGCATTGGGTGCAATAGTTGGTGAGCAAACAATGGCGGGTAAAGCATTAGGAGTGGCATCGGCTTTAATCAATACATATGTCGGAGCATCGGAAGTAATAAGAGCAAAGTCAGTATTGCCGGAGCCATTTGGTACAATCCAAAAGATTGCAAGTGTTGCGGCTATTATTGCAACAGGATTGAAAACAGTCAGGACAATAACCGCGGTCCAAGTGCCAGGAGGCGGCGGAGGTAGTATGCCATCAATGCCATCAATGTCCGCTCCATTGATGCCTCAAGTATCAACAACAACTTTAAATCAAGCCCAAGTTAACCAAATTGGTAATGTTGCGGCGCGTGCATTTGTTGTTGAATCGGATGTGACCGGCAACCAAGAGAGAATCCAAAGATTAAACCGAGCGGCCCGAATTAACTAAAAGTACAATGTTCTAATTTTTTATATTTATTTATATGACTTTACCTATATATGAGCTTAAAATACAAGAGGATTTGCAAGATGATGCGGAAGTGTCGTTTATTGCTCTTGTTGATAAGCCGGCAATTCAAAAGGATTTTGTGGCATTTGCGGAAGAGATAATGAATCCAAAACGCATTGCTTTCGCTATTCAAAACGAAGATAAGCACATAATAAGTGGCCCATTGATGTTGGCAGATGCATTAATATATCGTAACAATTCAAAGTTTGGCGAACACTATGTGAAATTTTCAGCGGAGACAATAAAAGAGATTGCCATCAAATTTGCTAAAAAAGGTTACCAACAAAATGTCAATCTAATGCATGACTCAAATATGAGACTTGATGGATTGGTAATGTTTGAAAGCTTTATCGTTGATAAGGCAAGAGGCATTTTACCGATGGCCGGATTTGAAGATGCAAAGGATGGATCATGGTTTGGATCGTTCTATGTTGAGAATCCTACCGCATGGCAGTTGATTAAGGAAGATAAGGTAAAAGGATTCTCGGTTGAGGGTTTTTTTGACTATGTTTTACCAATGGATCGTGAAAAAAGCTATGCCGAGCAAAAACTTGCGGAGTTAGCAGATTTATTAAAAGTACCTAATTCATTAAAATAATATATATAAGAGTATGGAAAACGCACAAAGTATTTTAAACAAGGTCTCAATGTTCTTTGCGGAATTAGTTGGAGATCAAATGACACCTGTAAGTGGTGAGCCAAAAGCAACGGAAAGTAAAATGATGGAGGCCAAATTAAAAGATGGCACTATCGTTGAAGTTACCGAGTTGATGGTTGGTGGAATAGTAACCATTGAAGGTGTTGCAGCTCCTATTGGAGAGCATATGCTTGAAGATGGTACTATGATTGTCCTAGGTGACAATGGCGTAATCATGGAAATCAAGCCGGCAATGGAGGAAGAGGTTGCACCCGCAATCCCCGAAGAGCCAATCGGCCAAGAGGACATGAGCGCTAAATTTGCTGCATTCGAGAGTGCAACAAATGAAAAGTTTGCAGCTTATGAAGATAAGTTTGCAGCTTATGAAGTTAAATTGACTCAAGCTAATAAAGTAATCGAAGGATTAATGCAAATTAGCAAAATGTTAGTTGAAGCTCCTCAATCTCAAGCAGACTCAAGTGTTAAAAATAGCAACGCATTCAGCGAAGTTAAAAAAGATGCAAGAGCGGAGTTTGAAAATTTCTCAAAATCAATTTGTTCTTAAAAATTAAAATTATAAAAAAATGGCATTATCATTCAGCGGCATAAGTGCATATACTAAACAAGAGATTGCACCTTTATTAACCGAGGCTGTATTCGCAGCAAAAACGCAATCTTTAATCAAGAGCGGTGGTATCTTATTACCTAAAACAAAATCAAGCGTAGCGGTTCCAAAACTTGCTACAAATGCAAACTTTCAAGTTGATGCATGTGGTTGGAATGCTTCTGGCACTACAACTTTAAGCCAAGCAACTGTAACAGTTGGTAAGGTAAAGCTTGAAGAGACAATTTGTCCAAAAGATTTTGAAGCTTACTTTTCTCAAGAGGCTTTGAAAGCGGGATCAACTTACGAAGATTTCGGATGGGCTGAATTTCAAACAAAGTTTACCGAGCAAAAAAACAAGATGATTGCAAAGCAATTAGAAGTTGGTTTGTGGCAAGGTGATACTGATTCAGCTAGCGAAAACTTAAAGCGTTTTGATGGTTTAATCAAAATCATTGATGCGGGTTCTCCTGTTAATGCGAATGTAAGTGGTTATGTAAGTGGCGGTCCAATCTCTGCTTTAAGTGCAACAAACATCGTTTCAGTATTGAACGGAGTTTATAAAGCAATCCCTGTTGAGATTATCGATGCAGATGATTTAAAAGTATTCGTTGGTAATGATACTTACCGTTTAGCGGTATTGGCTTACCAAGCATTAAACCTTTACAACTACAAAGTTGATGGTGATGCTTCTCAAACTTTCATTATCCCAGGTACTAATGTTGAATTAGTTGCGGTTAATGGTTTGAACGGAACAGGTGACATATACGCTACAACTTTATCAAATATCGCAATGGCGTTTGATTTAGAAGCAGAACAAGAAAACTACAAAATTTGGTATTCCGAAGATAACAACGAAGTTCGTTATAGAGTAGCTTTCAAATTGGGTATTGGCGTGGCTTACACAACAATGTGTGTAAAGTTCAAAGCAACTATCTAATTAAATTATAATCAAGAAAAGGCGGTGAAATAGCCGCCTTTTTTTTAAACTTTTTTATCATGGCATGTGCAATAACAAGCGGTTACACGATTGATTGCCGCGAAAATATCGGCGGTTTATCTGCGGTATATTTAGCAGAGTTCGGCAACATTTCGGGTGTAACGGAAGTGAGCGGTTTAGTTACCGG